TAACTTTTGTATCAAGGCACGGTAGGGTAACTGTTGAATTGTCAAAAACCTGGGTATGCACTCCAACCGTAATAACAGGAGATGTTTTTGCATTTAATATATGATTATTACTAATTGTATTATAGTCACAACCAGTAGTTTCTTCTACTGCAGATTTAGAATATCTATTAGTAAACGACTGACCAAATCCAAATATATTTTCTGTAACCACGACATCTCTTACATAAACAGAACTATTATAATTACTCAAAAGTATAGCAGAATATGTGTTATCTGTGGAACAAGAATTCCCAGACAATACATTATTTGAAATAATAACACCCTGTGACCCATTCAATTGTATAATCTCGTGATTAGAGAAATCAAAGTGGTTGTCAGATATCAATAATCCAATTTCTGCCGATGTGGTTTGGGTAACTTTTATAACTGGATTAGTACTACCTGTATTATTCCATAATACATTATCAGAAATAACATTTCCAAAAATCTGGTTACCATTTCCATATATAGATAGCCATCCTTCTCCCAAAGAATCATAATACATATTCCCACTTATTGTATTATAATTAAAAACATGGGCAGAAGTGGCTTTATATAACATTCCTGTCCTGTATAGTGTGTTATCTTTAAAAGAACAGTAAGAAACAGAACACTCTGACAAAAATGGTTCTCCAAACCCATAATTATCTGCGTAACAATTCAGAATATTAACATTTCTTAGAGTTTGAGTGTTAATGCCAACAACATTACTACCTTGGGAATCAATAGAGCAATCAAAGAAGGTTGTCCAGTATAATCCACAATTTGCAAAACAATTACTTGAAACATATTTTAAGTATAAGTGTTCAATCATACATCCATTTATTGTTCCAGTAAACATAACAACGGATGTAGGGGCGCTTATAATTGTTTTCTTGCGATTCTGACCAGATATAGTTATTCCTGCAAGAAGGCTGATGGGGGCAGCAAGAGTATAGGTTCCTTCTAATAAGACGATTCTACCGCCAGTAGCACCTATAGCATCTATAGCAGCCTGTATCTCTACATCATCGGCAGTTCCATCACAGACATAATCTACATTTGTTTTGTCCAAAGAATTATTGGCAGCAACTACCTTGGTGGCAGAACGAACATATGCACCACCAGCTGCAGCCCAAGAAAGAATTCCATTACCAGCAGCATCTTTTAAATAAGTTCCTGCACCACCTACTGCAGCAGGAAGAGTTAAAGTATAGGTTCCAGCAACATCTGCAACTTTAAGAGTAACTACTCCAGAAGTTAATCCAACTAATTCCATTGAACCTGTGGCACCAGCAGCAACTCCTATTGTTATTTTAGAAGTAAAAACAGGGGTAGCAAGGGTTGCATAAGCAGAATTATCATATGATATTGTAGTTCCAGATATTTTTACAAATCCTGTGCCACTTAAAGCATCTTGCTTAGATGCTGCTAATCCACTATATAGAGAATTAGTAGCATTATCACCCGTATTGGTTCCAGAAACAGAGGCATCCAAAGGAACAGTGAGTGTCTTAGAAGTCGTTCCTCCTGCAATAGTAAAACCAGCACTAACAGATGCCAGAGTTAATCCATTAACAGTCGTAGGAGTAATTGCTCCTAAAGAAAAAGTAAATGCAGGAGTTGTGGCTTGATTAGTTACACTAGCACTAATTCCATTGGCAGTAACAACTGAAACAGAAGTTACAGTTCCAGAACCATTAGCTAGAATATTACCATCAATCTTTTGAATTGCAGACAAGATTGTATCTGCGGCAGAAACCACACCAGCACCAGAAGTGAAACCACTCAAAGTAGCTGATAATGGATCAATTTTTCTTCCCATATTTAATGTTTAATTTTTTGTAATCACATCACCAGCCGACTGACTGGTTATAAAGTTAATCAAAATTTGTAATTTTAACACTTACATTTCCAGTAGTCCAAGCTGTAATAGCTACAGTTATCCACTTTAATCCACTAACATTTAATTCAAACTGTCTATTGTCAGCAGTTCCTGCACAAGCCACCCCAGTATCTCCATCTATAATAGAACCATCTTCTGTATCTGCTATTTCTATATAATCCCATTCATTTGTATAAGATTGAGCAGCATTAAAATCTGGAGCAGTTTCTGTAATGGATCCTTGAAATTTAACAGTCATTGTAGGAGTGCCAATAAAGTTTAAAGCAATTACTTGGTATTCCCAGTCTCCTACATAAACTACCTTACCCTTTAAGTGATAAGTGTGGGTTCCAGTACCAGTACCATTTATAGCCACAGCTGTTCCACCAGGAGTGGCAGAGACTTTAAAAGTATCGGTAGTGGCATCTATAACATAATAATTGGTAGTTAATGCTAACCCAGCAGGTAATGTAGTTGTAGTTGTTAATTGAATGCAATCTCCGTTTTGTAACCCATGTGCACTAGAAGTTATTATACCTGTAACAGCAGCAGTAAAGTCTGCTTGAGGAGTAGATGCTCCATTAAGGATCGTCTGCTCATTTGTATAGTTTCTCATATTAAAATATTATTTAATCATTAAAATATAACGAACATTTTCTTTATAATATTTTCTCCTCTCGTTTTAAAAGAAAATAGAAACAAGTGGCCCCTCTTCCCAGTTTCATAATCCATAGCCCTTATAAACCCTATCCCTATCAGCGTACTATTTATCTCTTCTGGAGATAAACTTTTTAGTTTTTTAAATAATCTCATATGTATTTAATTACCTGGTTCTTTAAGAAAGAGCCAGGAAGAACTATAAAACTTATTTCTCCCTGTTTTAGTGAGCTACCAAGGCACCACCAGAACTATGGCTATAATTCTCAAGATAAGAATATGTTCCACCACCAGAAACATCGGCTGTGTTTACAGTGTGTATTAAATTCTTATCTGCAATTCCACCACCAATAACAATAGCAGTTGTAATAGTAGAAGTCGCACCGCCACCACCAGTACAAGCACCTATTGTATTTCCACTGGTTTGACCTTTGTAACTAGCATTGTAGATACCTACTGTCCAGGTATTTCCATCACCACACATAAAGTTATTATCAAGCACTTTTGCCCAAGTGTTAGGTCCAGCAATATTAATAACAGAAGCAAATGTTAGATCAGAAACAACAGAAGCAAAAGTATTCTTCTCTATGAGTAAGAATGAACTACTGGAAGTAGAGGCATCAATGCAAGGAACACCATCAGTTGTAGTAGCATACATTCCAAAGTGATTATGATGAATATGTGTACAATCAGCAATTGCACCTGACATCATAATGGTACTCTGATTGTTGTAGTTCTTGAAATAGAATCCTGCAACTTCGCAGTTACCACCACTTAACAAAATCATATCATCATCAGCGATCATATGAAGTTTGGTAGCACTATTTGCACCACATTCCTGCTTATTGGACAAATAATCCATACCAATTAAGTGAACATCTCTCTTTGACATTGTAAGTTTTGTCTCTAAATCATAATCATTATTTGAAGGCAAAATGAATACATAGTCATTCCTACCAGCAACACAAGCATCTAAAGCCGCTTGAACAGCCAAACTATCTGTATCTGCACCAGCAGTTGTGATATATACTCGAGTTACCCCATCTTTATCGACAGGAAACTCATTAAGTAAATCACCTGCCCAAGAATCAGAGCCATGTGCAACAAAAAATACCTTGCCCATTGTGGCAGGAAGCATTCTCGTTATAGCTCCATATCTCGAAAGTTGATTTTCGTACATATGAATATATTTATTTAAGGTTATTTTTACTTGGCCTTTTACCCAAGGATCTTAAAATTATTAAAACTTTTGCTGGTTCTACTTCTAAAGAGCAGCCAGCAAGAGAAGTAATAACAACTAACTAGGCTGTTCCATCACCAGAAGAGAACTTAATCCACCCAGCACCAACTACACAGATACCATATCCAGCACGATTCCTGAATTCCCAGTTATCGTTATAGACATCTTCTGCATTAGAGTTGAGACTAGGAGCAATAAGATGAGGTGATTCCCATTCTCCATAGTAGAATGAACTACCAGAAGAAGAAGCAATACCCCAATATTTTCTCTTTGTAGTATCAGGAGCACCATAAGCAGTGGTGGCTACTCTTGGAAGAACTACCAGTCTATACTTTCCAGCATAAACATTGATAACTCCAGCATGAAGAGCATCAGGAGATGAAGTAGATTTAAGATATTCAGTAGCAGTGTTGATCGTATTAGGATCATCAGTGACAAAGAGAATGTCAAAAGTTACTCCAGCTTTCTTTTCACCTAACTGATTATAGGTTTCTTCTGCGATCAACCTCTCCATTCCTTCTATAGCACCTTTAGATAATTGAGGGTTATTAGCCAATCGATTTCTAAAAGTAGTAGAAGAACCTTTCAAAGTATGAGCAGAATAGAACAATTCGAAAGTATCACCTACAGTCGTATCGATGGTTCGACCATCACGATCTGTATAAGAAGTGGCAGTTCCGAAAGTAATGCGATGGGATAAATCCAGATCAATAGTATTTGGACCTTTTCTACCACCATTTTCCAAAGCACTAACAACTTCAGGATACTTATTTTCTGTCCTCATTTCATAAGTAATCCCAATGTTTTCAGCAACTCTGTATTTGGTCATAGTCTTGGTATAACCTTGCTGAACTTTACCTCTGGCAGCATCATCGCCTTGTGCCTTATAACTAAGATACTCATTAGTATCAATTTCTGAAAACTCACGAGTATTACCAGTATTTTGACTAACACTTAATCTCTGGACGAGCCCAGAATCTAGCATTGAGGATTTAACAGATTCCAAACCCTTGATCCAAATGACATTAGCTAATTTAGTGAAATCACTAAATGATATAGTATTTAATTCCATATTAGAATGAGTTTAGATTCTCTAAATCTTGAGCAATTCTGAATTCTGCCTCTCCAACAGATCCGTCAGCAGCAGCGACTCTGCCTTTGACGATGATAAGATGATGATGGGTATCGGTATCGGTATCAGCACCTTCGTGATCTTCAAGATCACAGGTTCTGCCTGAATCAGTATCACCCACAGCAATAGCTCCATCAGAAGTTCTACCTATTAAAGTACAACTCTTATGAGATGGTTCCCAAACACGAATTGTCTGGGTACTAGCACTGTTGGCTAATTCTTCCGCAGCAATACCAATTAAGGCAGTTGCAGCATTAGTTCCTAATTCTACAGTGACACCTCCACTTGTTACCATAATCATATTACCTATTTCTACTGCACCAGCAGCAGCTTTGAGGGTGTGCTCTTTTAGAACCCACCTTCCTTTCCATGGACGAAAAGCATTTTGCATAAGTAAGAGAATTATTATTTTAATAACATACAAACCCGAACCAAAACACTAACAGTTCTAAGAGATTTACTCGACCAGCAAATCTATGCCGATATCTGAGATTACGCTTCTCTGCGAAAGATATTTTTGCTTATTATCAGTCAAGCTCTGGCACTAAAAACGAAAAAAGATGGAGGCAATAATGCATTGCTGCACTATCACTTTTCCATCTTTACGAGGTGTGTTTGTTAACCCAGTAACACGAGACTGGGAATGGACTTATTCAATTTTAATTATCTCTCTTTTTTATCTAGAAGTCAAGTGTTAATGAAGTTGCTCTGCAATACTTATCAAAGTCCTTATTTCAAATTCTTTCATTTGATATCCTTTACCATCTCCTTCTGGAAATTTAGCAAGAAAGTCTTTTAAAAACTTTGCTTCATCTAAAGATAATTCTACTTCTGTCTTGTCATGCATCCATGCATCGTTAATAGCATCTTTTGTCTTCACATATATTTTATATTCATCCATTGTAGTATGCTGCCTGCTGTCAAACAATCTTAAAACATTAAACAATCCTGCATAATCTTCTTGCTGATACTGGATATTGCCTTCAGCATCTTTTATTATTTCTCCTTTTTGATCCGTAGCAGGAATCTTTTCCATTTTAAGTTTAAACCCAGTTCCTTTTTATTGTTTATCTTCCATAATAAAAATTATTTTAAAATATTTTCTACATCTTGAGTTGTTCTTTCATCCAACTCTTTCTTCCACAATTTTATTCCTGCCTTATCTAGATTCTGATTCATAGAGTATGCAGTTAATTGTAGAATATAATCTATATCCACAAGTCTTACTTCACTATTAAGAAGAATGGCCAGCAACTTTTGTGCTATCAATTTCCCAATAGCCTCTCTCATTGCTGTAGCATCTTTCTTTTCTCCTACGAGAGCAGTGTACATTTCTTCTGGAACTTCTGTAATAGTATCATCTTCAAAAATAATATTAACTACAGGTTCTGCTAAGTATGTTTTTCTATCAGAGTTTTTTACTTCTTTAACTTCTTTCTCTCCATAGAATACTTTTTTAGTTTCTTCCATGATTATTTTTTATAAGGAATATTATGACCAGCCTTCCTGGCCTTGCTAATGCTGATAGCAGTCTCTTGCTTTAAAGCATCTGCTCGACTTGGATGTGTTCCCAAGACTCGACCTGTAGTCTTAGAAATCAATACATACTTTTTACCTCTCTTAACAATAGTCATGTTTATTCAAATAAAGTTTTTGAAACATGTCTTGTGGTACCATCTTCCATCTCGCACAAGAAAGAATCTCCACAATCTTCTCCAATTGTTTTTACTTTTATTCCTTCCACAAAAACAGCAGATGGTTCATTCTCTTCAATAATAGCAATCTTAATATCTACTGGAGAATCTGCTACTTTTATTTCTTCCTCCTTTTCTACTTTAACTTTTTTTGTTTTATTTACCATAAGAAATAAGAAATTAATTTAATTAACAAAACGAACATCAATTGTATATTCCTCTCCACTGTCTACCCTAACTTTAAAAGCTGTATTGCCAGATGCAGAATCTATTACAGAAGAAACTACAGTAGCTTGAACAGGAACATATTTACGAACAAAATCTAAGTAGTGAAGTTCTTCTCTTTCTCCTGTGGAATAAAGTAATTCAATCTTTTGATTCTCTGTCCATCTCATTGTAACAGGGTCTTGATATACTTCATCCTGAGTACTTCTCCAACCAAGAATAATCTTTCCATTGATAGATCGTAACTTAACAATCTTTGGTAAATTAGCTTGGTGTCTCTGATAGTATCCAGCTAGATGAGTCTTGTCAGCTACTTCCAAAAGCATATCTCTGTCTTTCTTTAATTCATCTAACTCTTTTCTCATCTGCTCAATCACATCAACCTCTGTTACATTCTCAGCAACAGGAATAAAATGTTTTGGCTCTTCTTCTACTTTCTCTTTTTTATCTTTTTCCATTTTAAATAAGATTATATTTTTTAAGATCTGCATCACTTAATCCCAACTCATGAGCAGTTCCAACTGCTTCGGAATTTAGTTTCTCTCCCTTGGGATTAATTTGTGGAGCAGATCCCATATTTGAGATAATCGAACCAGTCATCGACACTTCTGGTTTACCACCCACAGCCAAAGTATAGGCATCCTGTATTCTCTTTTTAATCTCAGCATCCTTCTCATCTTGCTTCTCTGGCAAAGGAGCTTGAAATCTATCGAAGTGATATTTTACCAGTTTGGCTTTCTCTTCATCCCCATCAACTAGATGAGAAATCATATCTCCAATAACTTTCCTCTCACTTGAACTAGTAATCTCAGAAATCTGTTTCTGATTCTCTGCTTTGAATGCATCAAATTCTTCTTTCATCTTAGCAATTTCATCAGCCTTGTTTTCAATAATCTTTCTTTGTCCAGCAAGATTCTTATCCTTGCTCTTTTCTACTTCTAATTCCTTATTTAGGGCATCTAATTTGGCATTATAGTCATCAACTTGAGAATTTAAGGCTGTAATTTCTTCTTCTCTATCTGCCGTTGCCTCTTCTATGGCCTTAGATCTCTCGTCCTCAAGTAACTTACCCACATCTTCGGGAGAATATGCTTCTATCTTATTCCCCTGTTCATCGAAATAATCTGTCATCGTTTATTTGTTTAAAATTAATAATCGACTTAACTGCATATTTTTTAACCCTGAATGCGAACAGGGATCGATCTATTACTAAATATGTCCTAATTTAGGAGGTTCTTCTTTGTCTCCTCTTTTGGACATGGACACACTCACCTGCCTCTTACACCAATCATCTAATATAGAAAGACCATTTATAGTTCCTCTATTAAAGAATAGATAACTTTCATTTGGAGTTTTCATTCCAATCTCTTCTAACTGCTCCTGGACGAATAACTTTATGACATTCCGTAAGTGAGTCGAATAAAATATCTCCGTTGCACTAGCTCTTTCAAACATTTCTGCCTCCGTTAACAACTGCTTGTCAATTTCTTCAATATCGCTTAAGTCAACTGACTGTAATTCTTTCCTATTTAATTCTGCTGCTCTCGCTAATAATTCTTCTTTTGATAATATTTTATCCATGATTATAATATTTGTGGAGTAGTTTTATCTTGACCAAGGTTTATAACTGGTTTCTTTATTTCTGGCTGGCCAATAGGAGCAACACCTGGAGAATTAGAATTACCTGTAGGAATGTTTGGGTTTGTCCCACCAGGATTCCCTTGGGTAAACAATTTAGAAGGATCCTTCTCCCACATACTCGCAAATTCTTCTTGAATATAACTCATATTTATTGGTAATCCAAGAGCAATGGCATTACTTATCATGGTTTGGAACATCAATTTACTCAAATCACTACTCTTCTTCTCCTTAGGAATAACTGTAATTGTCCAAATAAGTTTAGAAGAAGTAACTTCTTTAGCATCTAAGGCTATGACTCGAACTGGCATACCTAACTGGGTCTTTAAATTATCTTCTATTCCCATTACTTCTTTGGAACTAGGCATCTTATCTGTAGGAGCCACTATTTCCATTCCCAACCCTTCTCCTGTAATTGTTTTGCTAGTTGAAACTATCCTATAAACATTCTTAATTTCATTCCTAGCATCATCTAATTTCTTATCAATAGGATCAAACCAATATTTTAGAATAGTCTTCATCCTTAATAAGCCGAGTTTTTTCTCAAGTAAAGTCATGCTAGCTATTATAACTCCAAGCATAATCTTGGCCTGTCTCTGTACTTCAATGGCCTCAACTTCTAGTGTTCCACCCTTTTGATTGGCCATTGTAGATCCAGCCTGTGAAGCAGTATTGGCATCTATATCTCTAGTCATTTCCTGGATCATAGCAAATTCAGACTGAGTTACTCCTTGAGATTCCTTGTCAGACAATGGAACCAATGTTCCAGGAGTTATTCCAGATGTTATAGTGGCAGGCATAAATACCTTACTCGAGATAACTCTACCAGAGTTATTAATATAAGGTGGTAAGTATGACTTATAAGTCTTTAATAAGGAAAGTTTCTTCAACTCATCTAATAGCTGAACAGAATTCTTATTCTCATAAACAAATGACTTACCATAAGCAAAATCAGCTCTAATTGGCTTTAAATTCTGTTGAGTAATATTGTATTCATCAAACCCCCAAGGAAATGGACATCCAATAGGAAGCATTGGCACTCCATTGATTATCAACTGATATTCTTTGTTTGGTAGGTCTTGATATTTAATAATCTCCACTTGCCCTTCTGGTTCTTCATCATTAAGCCTCCAAGAATTGTTAATAATACCATCTGAAATATCTCCAGTCCATGGAGTATATGTCTTCTTTACATACTTAAACATATCAAAACTACCATACAGTTTTTCTGCTTCATCATATCTCATCGTGGTTACAGTAAATATGTATGGCTGTTCAGAAATAAGATATTTGGTCCAGTCTCCCAAATAGACAGAAAGACCTGAAATGATATTCCTAACTGGTCTACCATCTGCAGTTTCCTTCTTGGTCTTAATCTTAATCCCCCTAAACTCACCTTTATAGTCTTTTAAATCATCTTTAATAAGAGTTTTTCTGTCATCCCAAACTTCTTCCACAAAAACAGTTCCCTGTTTAAGCAACTCATAGAATCTAAGAATCTGTTTCTCTTCATCCTGATCCAACTCACTACATTTATCTTGAATGTCTTCTATGGCATTACCGAGATCCTTAATAATTACATTATTCCGATCAAAAGCAACAATATCGGGACTAAGATTTAATCCTATTAAGGAAGATAGGAACGCAAATAGTTTGGTTCTCAGTGTTTCAGACTGATATTGAATATCTGACTTGTCTTTCTTTGGTTGTAACTCTACATTGGCTAATTCTTCATTAATCTTCCAATATTGTGGATAGGTCATGCCATCAAACTCTGGACGAGCCTGATTCCTTTCATCTTTAGCATGTTCAAGTCTCTTCTGGAGATTCTTGAGATATCTACTTTCTTCGTCTGTGTAGACAAATGACTCAATAACTGGCTTTTCTTCTTCTGCTAAAGGACTGTTTTTCGTGATTTGTTCCATTTTATTTGGTTTTATTATTTACATAACCCTTTATAGTTTTTTCTTCATAATGAATACCAAGGTATTTACCAATCTCTTTTACTTCATTATTTGTATTGTTAATAGCCTTAAATACATCATCGAAAGCCTCTTGAATATTTTTCCTCCCACCAAAAAATATACCTTGATTAGAAACAATAAGACCACCAGTAGATGGAGTATCCACCCTATAGTTATCCTGTCCCAATAAATCAATCTGATATTGAAGGGAATGAAGTTCGTCTAATAAACAAGCAATAAGAATGCCAATAACAAATACTACAACTATCGCAATCCCTATAAAATATTCCATAATATAAAATTAATTATTATTTACGCTATCAAAACAAAAACCTAGCATAGCCATCCCTATAAGAAAAACTATTCCTAAACCTATTCCTAAATATTTTAAAAGAGGCATATTATATTATTAAAATTGAATAAAAGGTCTAAAAGGATCAAACTTCTCCTGAGGAGTAACTATCTCATCATCTCCTGTTTCGTATCTATTACTAGCAGGAAGGATAATATCTTGAGTTACAAATGTCATTGCCAATGCATCAGCTACATCTGGGGATTGAATGCCATCCTTGAGCATGTCTTCCTTGGTCATTATCTGCATCTTGCCCTTCGTTCCTTCTAGTTTAACCTTATATTTGATCTTAGTCAGTTGGTACCAGTCTTCACTGCTCTCTAGTTTGCCCCCTTTTAAAATCCAATCTCTTAGTTTCCAATACATCTCGGCTCTCAAGTTTATAAATCTCTCTGTATCATATAGTGGAGCAACACCAGCATTAACTCCATACACACCTGGAATCTCTCTAGTTAGAATATCATAAACTCCTTTACCTACATCATCGGTTGAGATGTTTGCTGGGAGAATATTCTCTGCTTTCTTTAAGTTGATAACTGCTTCAGCCAGTTTCATCGTATCAGAATCTTGTGTCTTATGAACTATATGAGCATAATTATCATGTCTCTGGACTATAACAGAATAGTTTCTACCACCAGCAGCTACATCAACTCCGAGTTTATTTACGCCAAATCCAACCATTCTATCAACTAAGGACCTATCTATTTCTTCTTTTGTTAGCAATGACATCCATCCAGAAGAATCCATTAAACCAGATTTTGGGAACTTACACTCATAAAGCACATCAAAAAATGGTTGTTTTCTCATTTCTTCAACATATTCTATGGTCAATCGTCCCTCTCTCACTGCCTGTTCGTAATCTATGAATAGTTTATGGTATTCTGGATCTGCAAAAGATTTCTCAAAATGTTCACATGGCCAAGGATTACCGACCTTAACTAGAAAGTTCTCTGGCTGATCTCCAAGCATTCTCATTACAAGAGCATGTTCATTATCTACTATCAAAGCACTTTCATCTTCTACTACATTTGGAGCACCAAGTCCCATGGCATTCTTGGCTGTAGTAATAAAGATTTCTCCGAAGACTCCTTGTCTTACTTGAAAGTTCAATCGATTCTTGTTCCTAAATCTTCTTATTTCAGATTCGCTTTCCTTTGCCCCTATAATAAACTTCCTACGAGTATATTCATTATCAAATATGTGACCAATAACATAATTCATTATAATCTGAGCTTTGTCTTGATCACCAGCCACAATTGCCCACTTCTCTGGAAAGGTTGTTGCTCTAGTCAGAATGGCCATGGAGATAATTTCCGATTTACCATATCTAGTAGGAGTTTGAATATGGTTTCTTGAATGTCTCTTATAAACAATCAAGTCAAACAATTCAGCTTGACCATCTGTCATCTCAAATGGCTCTCCCTTGCTATTCTTATATAAAGTTCTAACTATTTGTTTTACATCGTCCCACATTACATTTATCCTTTAGGATTAAACATTGTCTCAAATAACTTAGTCATTTTTGCAAGACTTTCATCTTGAACTCCCATATCTACATTCTGTTTAGGGTTACCATCAATCATTCTTAGTAACAAATCTCTCTGTTTTCTATCATTTAAGTAATATTGTGTTAACTCTGCCATTTTATCTGGATTTGCATATAAGTATTCCTTGATTTTGGCCATAATAGAAACTGACCCAGGAGTTCTTCCAGGGGATTTTGGAGCTTTTCCCTTTATAAATCTACCTTTTTCATCTCTTACTGTTTCCGTAAATTCTCGCTTTTTATAGGGAGTAGTGATTCCTCCAATGGCATTTCTCATTTCAATTGGAGATTCTCCAGTGGCATTCATATATTCGCTAGGAGAAACATATGTTGCCCCAGGAACAAGGTTACCAGTTTTTGAGGATTCATATGCTTTCTGTTCCTCTGATTTATTAATTATTTTCTCTCCTTCCATTTCTATTTTTTAATATTTTTTGTTTCTTTAAGACTTATATCTATTCCGTATTCAACTTCATTGTCTCTTTCTTCTTGATTGGCAATTTTTACTGCATCTTCAAGTTTCTTACAAGGAATAGAATTTACTCTATATCCACCACAGCCATCTACATCAACCATATCTACGACATATCCTTCTTTCTTCTTTCCTTTTACCCAATGAATTCTTAATAAGTTGTTTGCACTCATTTTTATATTATTAAATCGTAATTTTTTAATTGCACTGTTCTTAATTTAAAATCTTCTTCCTTGGCTTTTAGTTCTTCTAGAGAATATTCTTTATCCTGACTTTGCTCTCTAGACTTTTCTTGTATAAACTTACTTCCCCTTTCTCTTTCTAACTTTGGAATGAATATGTCATATTTACCATGGTTAATACAATTACATGCATAGCATTGGGGTTTTATTATATCAGTATCAAACAGAACACTTCCTCCTCTACCACCAAATGCATGTCCAGCCTGCATCTCCTTCCAGTATCCAAACTTTCCACAAGTGTAGCACTCTTCGTATCCTTGCATATTTGCATCCCTGATTCTGACATATTTTGAACAAGCTGCCCATGTTTTATCCTTTTGTATTTGCTTTTGCGATCGCTTTCTCCTCTTTTTTTTAAAACCATTCATATTCATATATTAGACAGGTTCAATTGTCTCTTCTGCACTCTCTTCGGATTGCAAATCTATCAACTCAACTTTAATTTGTTCAATCTGGCTGTCAATCCTCTCTGCCTCGTAGAGTTTTTTCTTTCTCAGGGAGTTTAATCGTCTTAATTCTTTGAGCAACATATCTTTTGCTTTACTCATATTTTCCTATTACTTTGATTTTTATGTAGTTCCCTAGCGATTATAGTTTCATCATTTACATTATAATCACCCTTACAATACTTTTTTAACAAATTTCGTATCTCTGATATAGAAATTCTTGTATGCACAAGCAATTCCTGTATAAGTATGAGGTTTGATTTTCCAGAAGTATCTGCTTTTAATATTCTCTCTATGTCTATAATATCCCTAACCATAAATTGCATTTAGTGCATTTCTTACAGCAATACCACAGATTCCGTCTACTGGCAATCCACATTTAGCCTGGAATCTCATCACAGCATTTCTAGTTATTCCTCCATAATATCCCGTAGGTTTCTGTTGCACAAGGGGGAAAAGGTAACCATTGGCATCTTTTTCGCAGGAAAGACACAATTGTAACCACCATACCTCGTCTCCCCTGTTACCAACTTTCATATCCACATCAAATGTGTGTTTATCAAAAGAAGCATGGCTATAGTTAAAAGTTTCAAGATTTTTTCTATCTGCAGTCCAAATACTGGGAAGAATCCTACCACCCCTAAACCAATCTTCATTTATAAATCTTCTTCCTCCTATTCCTATGTCTGTTCCCCAACTATCTTGGCCGAGCAAACATTTCTTTCCTTGATATGTAAAATATCCTCTTGGCAGAAAACAATTTGAATGTCCATACTTAGGAGAATGCAAAACATCTATAGTGGGAACTAAAGCTTTGCCCCATT